TAATACCAACTGCGATACCTTGTAATGTTCTTATGTAAGGTATCTTTGCCATTAGCAATTCAAATTGTTAAAGTCAGCGGTTGTATATAAATCATATAAACATCTCGGCCTTGCATTGTGTGTTGTTAGAGTAAATGTTGAACTCCAACCTGCTAATCCGTTGTTAAATCTATCGTAGAAAGGCTCGTTTAGAATTGTATCATTGATTTGAAAACTCTCAACTGAATATTGTGTGAAAGAAGTTAAATCGTTTATGATACCTAATGTGTTTGCCCATATATCCACTCTATCATCAGGCCCATCAAATGGAACTCTCATAGCGTTTGTAGATGTTCCTGCAATATAATTTATACCTTCGTTACTTTCGTTATTCTTATTCTTAATTTTATCAGCTACAATAATTTGTATTTGATATTCAGTTGTAGAAGGTGCAAAGTTTGCTCCTAATATAGTAACATTAGCCAAAGGATAAAATGTAAATGCATTATCATCTATTGAAAACAAATCACCTTGTGAAACTGACTCGATTTGTGGATGATTAACCATAATAGTTTTGAAGTAATCCAAAACATTATAATATAAACTATAATTTACGCCTGTATTGTTTACTACACTCATTATAATACTAAATTTATTTGATACTGATTAGTTTGGTCAGGATAGATTTGTGTTTGATTACCTACTGATTGTAAGTATTGCGGTATTTGATTACTATATGCAATCAAATAGTTTTGTAATCTTAATGCGTAGTATTGTGCGTTATCTGCTGCTTTTTGTAAAACATAATCCATTTCATTTTTAGATGGTGATACACCTTGTTCAGATTGTTGTTTCACCGCACCATTTGATTTGAATTGAATGTTTGAGAATGGCATATACTCTACACATGCATACCATAATAAAGTAAACTTAATATGGTCGTTTAATAAATCTGTATAAAATACTGATAAGTTACCAACAGTCCCTGCAACGATTTGAGCTTGTAGATATTCAAATAGGACAGTTCCTAATAAATTCTTTAAGTATTTATCTTGTGCAGTTCTTACAAACGGCAATAATGCATCTGCATCAATTGCACCCTGTAATGGACTATTTTTAATTATATCATTTCTTGTGATAAAAAGTGCGTAGCTCATATCTTAATCGTTTTTAATAATTTCGTATTCTCTTTCAAAAAATGCTGATGAAGCATTTATTATTGTTGTTCCTTCACCAGGACCATTAGGGCCTCTTACACCCTGTGTTGGTCGGTTATCATCTATTGTTGTTTGGTCTGCACTATCTTCTTGTGTTGCAGGATTTTCCATTTCCTTATTAGTTTCCTCTGCAACTTCTCCAACTGATTTACCCTGGTCTTCTGCCTGTTGTGAAAGAATTGCCAAAGGAGTTAATTGGTCAAAGTATAATTCAACATCTTCAAATCCACCATCTGCTAATGCACTATCCAAAGTATTTAAGATAAGGTTTTGGAATGGTGTAATTGTCATAGTTTGTAAGATACTGAATGCCGTCATCATTTCTTCTGATTGAGAACTAAATCCATTATTTGCTGTGCGAATGCCGAGTAATAGTGGAGATGTAATTCTATGTGCCACCAATATTCTATCTTGTGCATAATCCGCAACATACTGAAATTTCTCATGTAAGTTATCAATGTTTATTACATCGATTGTTGGTTTAGTAGCTACATCATCATTAAATGATAACATAAATCTACCTGCATTTTTAGTGCCTGTAAATTTAGCTTTAATTAAATCTTCAATAGTTTCTCTTTGTTCAGGTGCAGGTTGTCCGTTATTAAAGTTCAACATTACCATTGGTAAGAAACCATTTTCAATATTATTTAAGTGTAAGTTACTTAACTCTGCTTCTACAAAACTGAATTGTAATGAAGAAACCCAATCAGGTAATGAATAATAATATAAATTAGGTGAATAGTTTTTCAAATAAAGCACTTCCATCTTTTCGTTAGATGTGCCGTAAGCAGGTATCTTTTTCTTATCTCTTATCTTTTTTTGGTCTAACCAATCTGTGCAATAATAATAATTTTCAATACGAGGGTTCTCATATATTTTCTCTGCTCTTAAATACTGAACAGGTATGTGATACATCTTTTTAATCTTTGTATGTGTATCATCCCAATATACTTGATATGCTGCATTACCATATAATTTCAAATCAAATGCTACTCTCTTCGTTTCCTCTTGTGGAATTAATCTTTGTAAAGTTTTATTAAACTCTTCGTTTTTAGAATATAATCCTTTTCCGTATACCAAATCAGCGATACCCTCAATACATGCAGCAGTTGTTGTTGATGTTGAGTGTGCCAATGATATAGCTAAAAAGAAATCATCATGTCCAAACACCCCAAATGGAACGAATGGATAACGAGTTTTAGTATCTTCCTGTATTCTAGGTAAATCGTTTGCTCCGAAGTTTACAATATTAAATTTAGTTTCTTTATTCATATTATGTCATTATTACATATTCGTTTGTAGATACGTGAGATTTCTCATTACCGTCTAATGGAATTTGGTTTTCGTAATTTGCTTTATCAATACTTTGTGATACGAATGCCTGTAAACTACCATGATATACCGGGTCGGTGTATCCACTACCTGAAATGAATGGTGTTAATGATATTCTATATTCACTACCTGTTGTAAAACCAGTAGTATTAATTGATAAATCAAATGTAATTGTAGCAATACTTTCGCACGGGTCATAGTTCCAAGTGCTACCGCTCTTATCCATTACAAAGAATGAAGTGTTGTGTAAGGTTTGCATATCTTGCAAACTCATTAACAATAAAGATGCGCTTGGAGGTATTTGTGCTGTGCGAAGTTTGAATGTGTTGTATCCACCTATGGTATAGCTAAGCATTATCTCGTATTAAGTTGTTCATATCTTTAACACTACTCAAAATTAAAATGATTAAATAAAAAAACCCCTACATCTCTGTAAGGGTTTAGTATTTTTAAGTGTAATACTGAATTAGCTATATACGACATTGAAGTTTGGAGTTAAACCAGCTAATGCGTTAGTTGAAGTGCTACCTGATAACCAAGTTGCCGGTAATTTTTCCATACCTGTTAAGGTTACAGAATATCCGTATAAATCTCCTAATGCTGCGCCTGTTCCAATCGTTCCCGCAGTTACATCCATACCTAATTGTAAACCTGCCAAAAATGCATCTCCGTTATTTGTCCAAACGATAACTTGATTACGACCATAAGACATCAATTTTAATTGAGTGCTCATTTCGTTAGTTAGTTTTTTCAAATTAAGAACTAATTCTTGTGAGAAGAATGTAGTTCCGTTTTCACGAGATGTGTTGACAGTTTCAGTATATGCACTTGTTCCTTTTAATTGGTAGAAATATAAGTTTGAACCGCTTGGTATTGCTGTTAGCAATCCATCAGCTCCGGCAGAGCCACTAGTTGTAGTAAAACCACCTGAAACATACGGAAGAAAATATACTCCCTGTAAGCCACCGATGCTTTCTTTACAAACTTCTTGTCTACCTTGTGTTACATTACATACGCCTGAAGTGTAAGCCATATCTGTTAATTTTTTTGTTGTTAGTTAAAATTAATTGGTGAGGATTTTAACCCTCACCGACCAATTAGTTATTTTTAGTATGCTCCGTAGTAAACGATATCTTGTCCGATACCGAAAATTACTGCTCCTGTGTATCTCATAATGATACGATAGTTTTGTGAACCATCGATGTTCGCCATATCCAATACTCTTACTTCGTTGTAATCTGATAATAAACCAGTTCCGAAGTGCATATTAGATTTTTGAGCTGCAACGATTTTGCTATCACTCATACCAGGACACAATAAGATTTCAATACCATTGAAGTTGAAAGGCTTATCACCCACGTTCATTTGGTTGTTCCAACCATTAGCACCTACTGCACCACCTGCTAAAGCTTGTTGATAAGCTTTACCAACATTTGTTGATACATAGATTACTAAATCTTCTTTACCATAAACTGCGTTAGGAATAGAATTTACTACACTATCCAATTTAGATAATACATTCGCTGCTGTTACACTTCCAGAAATTGGTTGACCACCAATTAAAGAAGAACCGCTGAATGCAGGGATAACACCAGTTGAGACTGTAATGCTACCTGAAACAACAGTCGTATTAGCTGCTACTGATGCTGATAATTGAGATTGGAAACCTAGGAATTGACCATTCACATTAGTTCCTTGCCAAATTGCTTGCTCAGTTGCTTGTGCTACGATACCACCTACATAAGAGATTAAGTAGTCGTTGAAGTTTTTAGGGATAGTATCAAATGCACTATATCCTAATTGTAATGCTTCCCAAGATTGAACGAAGTTTTGCTTACATAATTGTAAGTTAACTTGTAATTCTTTTGGAGTTAAAACTGCTTCTGTTAAAGTTACAGAGCCGCTTGTTACGAAATCACATGATGCATCTTGAACGATACCATCTACTGCAATTCTTTGGATAACCTCTTTGTATTTCACATTCGGGTGAATGGTAACATACTTGTTGTCCAATGTTTTTGCTGATAACAACGCTGCTGCGATGTATTGACCTGCGAACTCACCTGCGTAGGTAGAGCTAATTGTAGGTTCAGCGAATTTTTGAAGTTTGTTCATTTTAATTTTGTTAAATGAGTTAATAATATTTTTATCTATAAAGTTTTGATAAGAAGTCACCTTGTGGGTTACCTGTTTTCTTACCATATGATTTACTAAAATCTTGTGGTTTTAATGACTCGGTTGGAGCTCCGTCTAATTTCGGTAACTCTTCATCTTCATCTTCATCTTCATCAACCTTTGCCATTTCCATTGGAGATGGTTGTAAAGAACTAACCTCTTGTCCTTCTTCTGGATATGCTGATGCGAATTTCTCTTTCATATCAGTTACCATTTTCTCTAATTCATCAATTCTGTATCCTAAACGAATTAATGGGTCTTTCTCATCATCGGTATCATCACCCATTGAGTTTCTGATATCTTCATCAGTTGTGTTTGGTAAAGATTTAGCTTCTTCGGTTGTAGCATCGGCCATTTCAACCTCTTCTGCTGCTTTTTTGTCAACTACCTCTTCATCCATCTTTTTTTCCAAATCTTCGGCATCTTTTTCTTCAACATTTTCTCTTGAAGTAATCTTACCATCCATAGTTTCAATTCTGATAACTACTTTGTTACCTTCACTATCGGTTAATTCGATTTCATGTTCTCCGTCCGGAGCTTTGGTTTTTTCACCATCTGCACCTACAACTTCAACATCTTCACCCAAATCAAATGTAGGTGATTGTAAAATATTTCCTTGTGCATCTTTTGCATCTGTGAATTTTACTTCTTCGCTAGATAACAAAGAAAGTATTCTATTCAATACGCTTTTTGAGTTCATAATATTAAGTTTGTTTTATGTTTAACACCTACAAAATCAAATGTTATCATTTTTTATTAAAAATATATTCATTTGCAGGATTTATTTCGGAATTATCCACTAAAAGTTCAATTATTTTCGGATTTACTAACTCTGGATGCACCCACCAATCTTCAAAAGCAGATTTTTTATCAACTGAAATATTAGAAACTACTAATTTATATCCCATCATTTCTAAATATTTTCTACTTTTATCCCTATATGTTTTATCATCACTATACCAATCATGCTCATAAGTTATTACAGCAAATCTATATTTGTCAAATGGAATAGATAAAAGTGCTTCAAATGTATTCTTTGCCGGCTCACAATCTAATTGCAGATAATCTAAATCAGTTCCCCAATTTTTATTATCTAATA